ATGCTTATTTTTTCGCCGGATTTCCCCCATTGCCGTCCTGAAATGTCAAGCGCTGTGACCATATTGTTACACTCTCCTGTTCGCATATACATATCGCTTACCTGTTATCAAGCATCACATGGTGTGACATATAACACATTGCATCATGCATACCGGCTATGTGTGGACATGCAAATAGGCTCGATACCTGGTGGTATCGAGCCTATCAGTGTGGTGCTGTGGGCCTAGCTGTAGAGCGCTGTGCGAGCTTCTTTACAGTCTTGGCAGGTGACGTATGAGAGGGCTTCCGTGGTCTCCATTCGGGAGAACTGGTCTGTCGCCCCGCAGAATGCTGTGGTGTGGCCGGCTGTGTAGAGACCGTTGTATGCGGGTGTGGTGTATGTGTAGTGGATTGTATCCGTCATTTGGTGTCCTTTGGGTAGAGTGCTGCCCATTTGAGGGCGTCGTGGTAGCGGCGTTGGATGCGGGGTGAGTTGAGGAGGGGTGAGGGTGTGCGTAGGAGGGCGCGCACTTCGGCTAGTTCCTGGTGTGCAGCGGCCGCGTGTGCAGCGGCGTGTGGCCCTGTCACGGCCTCAGCGGTGGGGAGTGGTTCGATGTAGGCGAGGTTCATTAGATGACTTCCCAAACCAGCGCGTTGAGGGTGTGACCGTTGGGTGCTGTCCAGGTGCGGGTGTAGATGCTCCCGGGGGTGTTTACGGGACCACCCTGCACGACGGGCTTGGCACCGGTGTAGATGGTCTGTTCGGCGCGTGCCCACTCCCTGACGATTGCTTCGGTGGCCCGGATTGCTGAGTTCCAGGCGTAGGCGTCTTTGGTGCCGATTTGATGTGCGCCGGTGTGGTCGGTGACGAGTGCTTTATAAGTGCGGCGCTTCATGTGGTGTCTCCTGTTGGGTAGCGTGTGGCGCGGGGTGGCTTGCTTGTGGATCTATTATGCTCACACATTTTTCTTGTGCGCAACTCAAAAATGGATCATTTTTCAATGTCCCAAATGTGCCGGCCCTGGTGAATAGGGGAGCGCGGCCGCGTGTCATGTAAATGCACCATTCCAACCCGGTTTGTCAACCCGCCGGCGGGCGGCGCCGCGCCCGGACGCGGGGGCAGGGGCAGCACAAAGAGCGGTACAAAATTTTGCGCCCAATTCGGCACGGCCGGCGCGGAAATTCCGGGGCTGATTTTGAAGTCTCACCCCTGGCCGGCTTATGTCCGACCGTTGATTTCATGGTAGGGAATTGCAGTGAATTGCGGTGCACCCTTGGCGGACTTTTGGCACAATGGAAAAGGCTCCACCGGGCGGAGAACCGGTGGAGCCTTTTCGTTGAGCCTGTCAACCATATTTAGTTATATCCCGTTGGCAAGCGGGGCGGCTTACGCCTTTGCTTCTGCCACTATTGTAATTCAGTCCCGGTATCGGTTATCCGCTTGGCGGGAACAATTCATACCTTAATTGAGTTTGGCGAGTCCTGCAAGCGTGTTGCCGAGGTTGTTGGCCCAAATGTAGTAGCCGGAGACGGTTTTGATCCAGGCATCATCCGTCTTTCCATCATTGGGGTAGGGGTCGGCGCCCTGGACGTAACCCACGGCCGCGATTTTCGCCCCGCGTGCAATACCGGACGGGTAGGCGGGTGCGGGTGCGGAGTAGGCGGCGGGGTGGGTGCGGACCATGGCGACGGGTGCGGTGACGGTGAGCAGGACAGTCGGGGGCTGGCGTACCGGGTCCGGGACGGGGTGGACGACGGGGGTGCCCTGGACGTCTTCGGTCCAGCCAAGGTAGGTGAGGGGTTTACCGTACTTGGCGTAGTAGCCCATGAGGTCGCTGAGGTCTTTGTGGTGGTGCGCAGTGTTGGTGTTGTCACTGGTGGAGTAGATACTCCCGTCCGGGGCGCGCAGCACCACGTGCCCGGCCGGCACACCGGCAACGCTGAACCACAGGGGCACCCAGACGCCGGCGGGGAAGTTCTGGTCCCGGTGCTGGGTCTTCGAGGCCTGCCACGCGGAGATCGCGGTGGGGTTGACGACGCCGAGGCCGTAGGCGCGGCGCACGTATTCGAGGCACCAGCCGGGGCTACAGCTGATGTTGGGGTTGGGGGTGATGTTCTGCACAAACATGGGTAGGTCCTTTGGTTAGGCGAAGGTGATGGTGAGCCGGACGAGGTCATTCAGGGCTACGGAGACGGGGGCGGGCAGGGTGATGTAGGTGCCTCCGGCCGCGACGAGGCCGCATGCGCCGCCGTTGAGTGCTGTCTGGTTGCCACGGTAGGAGCCTTGGACTTCGTTGGGTGGGAGGTACCCGGCCTGGGCGGTGGCGAGGAGGTTGGAGCCGGTGGCGAGGGAGAACGCGGTGGTGCATTTGAGTTCCACCCACAGGACGGTGATGCCGGAGGATGATTTCACGGCGCGTTGGGCGTTGACGGTCCAGTTGGTTGCGGGGGTGAAGACTCCGGCGGTGGTGACGGCGGCGGTGGCGCCGGGGCCGGTGGGTCCGGTGGCGCCTTGGGGGCCGGTGGCGCCGGTGGGTCCCTGCGGGCCGGTGAGGCCTTGGGGGCCGGTGGCGCCTTGGGGTCCGGTGGCGCCGGTGTCGCCCTTGACGCCTTGGGGTCCTGCGGCGCCCTGGGGTCCGGTGGCGCCGGTCGCGCCGGTGTCACCCTTGGCACCGGTGGCGCCGGCGGGGCCGGGGTTGCCGGTGAGGCCGGTGGGTCCGGTCGCGCCGGGCGGGCCTTGGGGTCCTACGGCGCCGGTGAGGCCTTGGGGGCCGGTGAGGCCTTGGGGTCCGGTGGCGCCGGCGGGTCCGGTGTCACCGGGTACCCCGGGGTCGCCCTTGTCACCTTTGGGACCGGTAGGGCCGGTCGGGCCGGCGGGTCCGGTGTCGCCTTTGGGGCCGGGTGCGCCGGGTGCGCCGGTCCCGCCGGTGTGTCCGATGGTCCCGCCTTTGGTGAGGTCATCTACAACACTCATTTTAGTGTCCTGTCGTCGTTGCGTAGTGGGCGCCGGCGCGTTCAACGCCGGAGGGTGCGCCGGGACCCTTCCACGCGTCGTAGATCCCCCACACGCGGGCCATGTCGGTTTCGAGGTCCAGGAGCCGCTGATTGACGATGCCGGGGTCCATGGTGCCGACGCGCGCCACGAGCAGGGCCAGGGCACTGCCCTGGGAGGACAGGGATTTGATGATGTAGCCGATGCCGGTCATGATCCCGGTGCCGAGTAATCCCAGACCCCACATGACGACTTCCATGGGGACCGTCATTATTCGGCGGCCGGGGTGTTGGGGATTGCCAGGGCCGGGGTCCCGACGCCGAGGACGGCGGTGACGACGTTCACGATCGCGTCCACGTACTCGCCGGGCAGGAGCCGGGCCACCTGGGCGAGCAGGATCACGGCCAGGGCGATGCCGTAGAGGTACCGGCGGGTCTGCGGCGACGGTACACCCACGCCGGACTTTGCCGGTGCCGGCGGGAGGTCGGTGCTGCGCGGCTGGGCGTAACCAAGGCTGGTGTCCGGGCTGTCTGGTGTGGTGGTCATGGTGTCCCCTAGCGTTTGAAGATTTCGATGAAAGCGTTTCTCGATTTTGCTGTGTCGAAATAGGTGTTTCCGTTGCGGAATGATGTCCGCAGCGTTTGCATTAGTTTATCCGATGTGGTGAGCAGAATCTTCCCGTCTTCCATTTTTTCGGGGAGCAGGGTGAATAGGACCTGCCGGCCGGGGAGTTTTTCCTGAATGTAATATTTCCCGGTAAACCAATCGGTCCATACACTAAAGCGGCCGTGGCCGGTTTCGAGGGTGTACTGGTAGCGGGCGGACGCGCCTTTGATGTTGAGCAGGTTGTCATTGTTATCTGCGAAGGTGTTGCCCACGGCGAAGTCGCCGTATTCGGTCCCGGCAATGAATTTACCGAATTTTGTGGCGTACATTTCTTCGGTGAACTCAGCGGATTTGATGAAATGCACCACAATGAAACCGTCGTTTTTGACAATGAATTCCGTGTCGTCATCCAGTTTGATGTCGTATTCCAGGAAGTACGGGTTGGTGATGGACACGGCGTTGGCCATGAGGAACACCTTCACGTTCTCCCGCGTCCTGGCGACGGTGGAGTAGAGCTGGTTCAGGGCGCGGGCCTCATTGGGGAGGTAGTGCGTCATTCCCTTTTCGAGAATGAATTCATCGAAGCCGATGTTGGTCACCAGCGGGAACGCCACCGACTTGATCGACTGGATGGTGGAGAGGGGCTGGAAGTGGCCGATGGTCTTCCAGGGGCGTTTCTTGTCGCCCTTGGTGCCGGCGGGTGCCATTTGGGCGACGGAGCCGTAGACGCGGAAATCCCAGTCCGGGAACTCGATACCGACGGCGTCGAAGAAGGTTTCCTTGGAAATTTTCAGTTCATCCTTGTACCGGCGCACATACATGAACTGTTCGCCTTTGCGGATCGCGGCCCGGATCACCTTCTTCTGCCACCCGTAGGTCTTACCCACACCACGCATACCGACCAGGAAGTTATACGTCCCGTTGAAGGAGGAAATTTTGTCCCAGTTATACCACGAGAAGTCCCGAGCCGGGACAGGCTTTTTCACGTCAGGTTTGATCGTGGTCACCTTGCCGCTGGTGTCTGGGCCTTTGCGGTGAATCTCGTTGTGATGGGCCACAACACTCTCCTCTTTCACTAGTGCGGTCATGTTAGACGCTCACCCCATGTGAGCGCAGTACCGGGATGGGGTCTACGGGGTTGCCATACGGGGGTGGCCAGGGCGAGTCGATGACACCCTTGTAGGTCTCGAAGTGCAGGTGGGGTCCGGTGACGTTCCCGGTGCCACCCATGACCCCGATTTTCTGGCCCCGGGTGAGGGTGTCCCCCACCGCGACGGCAACGGAGCCGGCGGTCATGTGGAAGAAGTTGAACGTGTACGCACCGTCGGTGCTGTGACCTTTGACGTAGCGGCCGGCCGTCCCGGACGACGGGTCCGGGCCGGTCCCGTCGTAGGCGACGGTGACCACCATCGGGCAGGGTGCGACGACGTCGGGGGTCCCACCGTTGGCGGGGATGAAGTCGCACCCGTAGTGGAAGCCGGCGTTAATATCGGCGGTCCCGGCCGGGGTGGGGCGCGGCCCGTACCCGGAAGACATGGTCACGGCACCGGACAGGGGCAGGGTCCAGGCACCGTTATCGGCCGGCGGCGGCGGCTGGGTAGGGGTGGGGTCGGTCTTGGCGGCGCGCGGGACGTAGGTGCCGTGGCCGGTGGGGTAGAACAGGAGGTCTTCTCCGTTCCCGAACCGGGCCAGGAGGTTATCCCCGACGACACGGATGTAGCGGGCGTTCCCGTTCGCCACCGTGGGGGCCGGTGTCGGGGCCGGGTCGGTCCCGGTGGTGTCCCCGGCGTTGATCAGGTCCCGCGCGGTGCGGTACCGGCCGCCGTACTGACCCAGGACCGGGTTGCCCATGCAGGCGGTGAACAACTGATCCAGGGACGGGTGCGCGCCGGCGGCGTCGAGGACCTGAAAGGCGTAGACGGGTCCCTGGTGGTACATGGTGAAGAAGAAAATCATGGCGGCGGTGTCGGCGTCCGGGTCCATGCCGTGCGCCACGGCGACGGCCTTGTACCCGTCCAGGTCTTCAGTCAACTGCTGGTTTTGGGTGCCGGCGTTGCGGGAGAGCGGACCGGCGAGGGAATTCCCTTCGGTGGTGGTGAGGCGGCGGGTGTTCCACCACGTGTTATCCGGGGCGATGGATTGGAGCTGGGAGGCAATGGACGCTTCCACCCCGTACCAGGCGCCGGGGTTTTGGTCGCGCAGGCGGCAGAGGAGTGCGGCGGCGCGCACCCCGTACCATTGGGCAATGCCCACGGTGATCGGGTCACCATAATTGACGGCGGAGTAATTCAAATTCGATTCAACGGTGCCAATTACTTTCACCGCAAGTTTTTGGGCTGTGGCGTCATAAGTCATGATGTCCATAATACTGCCATTAGCACGGCTTACATAATGAAATGAGAAATGCCCCACACATAATTAATGTGTGGGGCATTTCTTTTATGGTTTAGACGGTGGTGCCGGTCGCGTCTTTCCAGACCGTACCATTCCACCATACGGGCTTGAGCAGGGTTTCATCGTAGAACTGGTCCCCTAGCGCCGGGGTGGCGGGCCGGGACCCGCTCGCCCCGCCGGCACCCTGCAACTTCCATTTGGAGAAGTTCTTGATGTACACGTTGGAGGCGGACGCGTCCACCCACCGGGACCCGGACTTGAAGTTCGCGGCGGCCACAAAGTTCGCCGCAACCTCGCACACGTAGCCGGCGTAGTTGAAACCGGACGTGACCAGGTCGATGATGTTCCCGGCGGCCGAGTTGGATGCGAATTCGACCTTGGCGTTACCGGTGATGGTGCCGGTGGTTCCGGTGTTGATGATGGAGAGGGCGTAGCCGGTCCCGGAGATTTCGATCTGCGGGGAGCCGTGAACGGAGACGCGCCGGTTGGTGATGCCGGTGTAGTTGATCCTGATCCCGTTGCCGGTCGCGGTGGAGAGCAGGCCGCCGACGAGTTTGACGTTGGTGTTGTCCCCCAGTTCGGGGTCCACCGCGTAGCAGGTGTCCAGGGTGTCGGTGATGACGGGGTGGAGGGTTTCCACGTCGGTGCATTTGTTGAGCCGGATGCCGGTGAACGCCGAATACGCCTTGTTCCGTTTCCGCACGATGGGGTTGGCGAGGACGGCGCTGCGGACGTACTGGACCTGGAACCCGCACGCGTTCCCATCCGTCACCCCGCAATCTTCGGCGATGCAGTTGTTCCAGTACAGCGATTCGTGGAAGTTGTTCGATGCGGTGGTCCCGCCGAGTGCCTTGAATCCGGACGCGCCGGTGTTGGAGACGGAGCAGTCGTTGTGCCAGACGTTGTTGATGCGGAACTGCCCGCCGAGCCGGATACCGTGCTCCCCGGAGTCCCGGACGGCGATGTTGTTCAGGTACACATCATGCGTTGCACCGTGGGAATAGGATTCGAGCAGGACACCGTTGTGGCCGGGGGAGAGGGCGGCGTTCGGGGAGGCGTTAAAAATTGTTCCCTTGCCGATGCGGACGTTCCCGGAGTCCTTGAGGTAGAGGCCCCGGACGTAGGTGTCAAGGGTGACGTTGCCGAGAGTGGTGTTGTTCGAGGTGGTGATGGTGACCGGGTAGTCGTAGTTCTTCACCGACACGGCCCCGATGGTGACAGGGTCGGTGGAGGCGATGGTCAGGGCGGTGGCGAGGCCGTTCCCGACACCCTGGCCGGGGGTGGTGGCGGTGACGGTGACCGAGTCCAGGGTGGCGGAGCCGGTGAGGTTCACACCCCGGATGCCGGGCATGCCGGCCGGGACGGTGACGTTCAGGTCCCCGACGACGCGGGTGGTGCCGGCGAGTTGGATCAGGTTGTCCCCGAAGTCGGTGAGGGGTTTGAACACGGCGCCGTTGGTGAGGAGGGTCTTCCCGGCCGGGACCACGAGCTTGCCGGCCAGTCCGATGGTGGCTCCGGCGGGCAGGGCGATGACGGTCCCGGCGTTGAGCGCGGTCAGGAGCGCGGCCCGGTCATCGTTCACCCCGTCCGCCGTGACGCCGTAGTCGCGGGGGTTGATCATGAGTTCCCCGCGCTTGACGGCGCGGGCGTCCACGAACGTGGCGAGGGCGGTCGCGGTCGCCGACGCCGGGGTGTTGACCAGGTTGCCGACGGAGGCGTCGTTGAGGGCGGCGAGTTGCGCGGTGATGTCGGCCAGGAACGCGTCGAACCGGTCATCCCACCCGGTTTTGGCGTCGGTGACGGTCGTTTCGGCGTTGGTGATGCCGGCCTGGAAGTCTGTGATGAGTTGGTTCAGGGTGGTCTGGTAGTCGGTGGCGAGGGTGCCGGTGATGTAGTCCCGGAGCGCGTAGAGGACTTCCATTTCGGTGGCACCGTAACGGTAGGTCAGTGCCGTGATGTTACTGACCGGGGGGATGGTGTACGGGAAATTACCCGTAGTAGCCAAAGTATCCATAAACATAACTCCTGGGTGTGAATTCGTCGCCGTTTGCCCAAATTAGCATGAACAATTCTTTTAATTCGTCAAGGATCATCATATCCACATTCACCAATGATTGACGGTACTGCAAAAGCATCATTGCCGGATTCCCCTGAAAACCCGTGGTCGCGTTGGTGGAATTCTGTGTCTGGTCGGTGGTGGAATTCTCTTTCACGTCACCGCCGGCGGTGGTGTTGGAGACGTTGTCCTGGGCGGACGTGGCGTAGTCCCCATTATCCGAGAGCATGGTCTGCGGCATTTGCTGGGCCACGGCCCGCGATTTCGCATCCGAACTGGACGTGGTGGCGGAGTCGCCGGCGGTCGCGGTGTTCCCGGTGAGCGCGGAGACGTTGGCAATGTTCACGGTTTGGAGCGGGTCGAACTGGATCTGGGAAATCCGGTACTGCTGGTTCATGACGGGCATGATCTGGTTCAGCTTGCGTTTGAGCGCGAACTGGAACAGGTCAATGGTTTCCTGACCGATTTCCTGATTCCAGAACTGATCCAGGATCATCTGATTCAGGTGTGGCCGGTACTCCTCATCGAAAATCGGGTAATTGGCCAGGGTGTCACTGACGATGGCCGGTTCATAGTCGATGGCGTCTTTGAGCGCCAAGGTAAAAGTTGCCATTACTGGTTTGCTCCTGCTCCCTGATTGTCGGATGATGTGCCGCCACCGGTGGCGAATTCCTCACCTGGTGCATCCCCGGGCACCGGGGGCGGGGTTTTGAAGTCCACGGTCACGGTGATGTTATACAGGTCACTGATCTGTTTGGCGGCGGTCTGCCGGGCGTTGAGCGCCACGTTCCGGGACGCCTGAACCTGCTCATCGTTGGCCCCAACCTCGGCCGCGACGAGGCGTTCTTTTTTGTCCTGGTTGGCGTTGTTGATGCCGAGCAGTCCCATGCATTCGTTCCAGAGTTTGGACCGGGCGATCATGAGGTTGGGGAGGTTCATCGGATCAATCCCCAAATCGAGGACTTCAACGGTCCCGCCGATGTCCAGGTTGTCGGTACCGAAAATGACATCCTGACCTTCGGCGATTTGCCGCATGATGTTCACGTAGGAGGTCCGCTGGTTTTCGGGGGCCTTGACGATCTTGTTTTTCCGCATCCCGTCCATGGTGATTTCGATGGTGCGGTCCAGCTTGGCGAGCCGGTGCGCGTAAATTCGGATCAGGTCCATCTCCGGGCGGCGGGTGAAGTTCGACCAGACCGGGACGCACTGCGCCGGGACTTCGGTTTCCCCGTCCTTACCGGTGCGGGTACGGACGGCGGAGAGGATCTTCGCGCTGCCGGCACCGGGGCCGGGGCCGATGACGTTGAAGCTGATCGGGTTGCCGTTGAAGTTGGTGTGCCCGGCACCGGACGCGGAAACGGCGACAAGATCCCCGTCGGGGAAATCGTTGTCCTGGTAGATCACGGCGAGACCCTTGTAGCAGAGTTCGAGTTCCAGGAACCGGGTATCCACCGTGTCGGGCAGGCCGGTCCATTCGAACCGGTTCGCACACAGTTCCACCAGCTTGTTGGCGTGGACAAATTCAATCATGGACTGCACATTGTTGGTGGGGTTGTTCGCCCGTCCACCATTTAGATGGGTGGAATAGATACTGTCGAACACAGTATCAATTTTGTTCTTAGCCATTACAGCGTCACTCCTGCCAGCGGCGCATTATCCGCAATGTCAATATTTCCGATGTCTGATGGATTCTTCCACACGGTAACACCCTTTTCGAAAATGCCCCGCAATGTCTGTTTGAACGTCTCGGGACAATTCGACGCTGTGATGTACGTTTCTTTGAGTTTCCAGTACGTGAATTTCTCACACACCATAAACGACTCCGGCAAACGGCCGAACCGGTTCACCTTGTACCCGTACCGGAGCCAGTATTCCCCGATGGACGCCATGACGGCCGGCTGCAGCATTTTCACCTTCACGTCATACCCCCACTTGTAGGCGGTGAGCAGGAACGCATCCCCACCCACCTGCCCGGACGTGGTGGGCTGGATCATCTTCGCATCCTGGACCTTGGCGTTGATCCCCGCAATGCTGTTCTGGTAGTCACCGTTCGCGGCCCAATCCCCGTACTGCTTGTTCGAATCCCGGATGAAGCCGGCCGTGTCGGTCTGCGCCTGGTTCACCCCGGCCGCGAGGGTGTTGGAGATTCCCAACTGCTGGTTGCGCTGGTTCATGTCCACGGCGGCGTTCAATCCGTTCATCACCCCGCCGGCGGCACCCATGAGCGCACCCCCGGCGGCGCCGGCGGGTCCGGCCATGGCGCCGCGCGCGGCACCGGTGACCATGGACCCCATGCCGTTGAGCATGACATGGGCGCCCTGAGCCTCGTTGGCCAGGTTGGTGGCCTGCGTTGCGGCACTGATACCCTGCGCGGTGGTGGACTGGGACTGGGCAATCCCACTGGTGGCCTGCCGGGCACTGTTTTCGTTCCCGGCCAGGGCGCGGGTCTGCGCCCAATCAGCTGAGGAATGCTGGTAGGCGATGCCGTTCATGTTCGATGCCATGTAGCCGGCGTAGGAGTTGTTCACGGTGGAGAACTGCGGGAAGTTGGTGATCCCGGTGGCCATGTCCAGGAATTCACCACCGTCGTTGACCACCCCGTAGGTGTCGGTGGTGGCCTGGGTGCCGGGGGCGGCGTTGTACTTGTACGGGGTGAACATCACGCGGGCGCCGGGCGGGGCGATGTGCGGGATTTCCAGGACGTTGGCGTCCTGGTCCATCCACGACTCCGGTTTGAGCAGGAGCGGGGTCCCGGTATAGGAGGTCATTTCCAGGACCATGTAGGGGTAGGTTTTGAATTTGAGGAGGTTCCGGTACCGGTCCGGGAGGGTTACCTGGGACCGCCACGCGGTTTTGAGCGGGGTGAGGACATTGTTCAGGCGCTTCCCGTCCGGGGCCTTGTACACGGTCACCCCGGCAATCGTCACCGGCACCAGGCCGTCGGCCAGGCCGTAGACGGAGATGTGCGGGATCGCCTGAATGGCGACAATCCCCTGGGTGACCCATGGCTTGTCACTCATGGCAGCCAGGAACGCCTTGAGCGATTCGGGGCCGCCGAAAATCCAGGTTTCGGCACCGTTGGGCAGGTTTTCCAGGGATGAGCCTTTGGCGGTGGTCAGCTTCGGACCGTTCACATCCCCCGGATCACTTTCCAGGGAGACGGTGGTGGTGACCATGACAGAGTATCCGAACTGCGACTGGGACGTCCGGGCCGAACCGATGGACCGGGTCCACTGGTCGGTGATCATGTATTCCCCACCCACATCCAGACCCTCGGGCTGGGTGAGGTAATCCCGGCCAAAGTTGGCGAACCCGTTCTCATTCGCCACGCCGACGTGCCCCTGTTCGATGTAGCAGTTCCCGAACCGGACCCCGCCGTAGATGAAGGACTGCCACACATCGAGTTGCAAAATGAGTTCGGTGGTGTTGGGGGCGACGTAGTTGACCCCGGCAACGAAGTAGTAGTAGGTGCGGCCGGTGTCCCCGCCGGGGCTGGTCAACGGCTGGGCGGGGTTGGTGGCGCGGAGGTAGTTGAACCGGTTCGCCCGCTCAAACGGGATGTCCAGGCGCACCGGGAACCCCATCGGCCGGTACGTCATGTTCCCGGTGGTGAGGATGGGGCCGGCGGCCGTGTCCAGGTAATTGTCCAACCCGGCCTGATTGTCGAAATGCACGATGTCGCGGTAGTCGGAATTCCAGGGCACATTCGCCAGCGTCAGGCGTGTTCCCGCATTCCAGGTTGCGTAACTGAATTCATGCCCGGCATTAGAAATGCCGGGCGGCAATACCTGAATCTCATTCAAGGTCATTACCCTTTCCTTTGTGGTGTGGTCATAACAGTACCGGACAAAACAAAAACCCCCGCACTTTGCAGTGCGGGGGTTTTGTTAAGGGCGCCACATGCCCCGGAACTATCCGAATAATGGGGGTTCGGACTAGCTCACGGTAATAGTGTACACCGGATCACCGGCAGCGGATGCGGCTTCGACAGTAATTGTCTTACCCGCATTTGTGGTCTTCACCGAAATGTCGCCGGCGTCAATTCCGACCGTGTCCACGGTGACGTCATTCTTGGTGGCGGTGCCACCGTCAACGGTTACCGTGTAGGTGTTCACGGCCGGGTCAAACGTCGGGGACACCGACACGCCCTTGACCAGAATGTCGGTCACCTTCCGCTGACCGTCGTCGGCCGGGGTGGCGGGGTTGTCCACGTTCGGCCACGCCTCAATGATGACCGGGCCGGAGACGGTGAGCGTCACGGAGCTAGTCTTGCCGTTGCGCATAACGTTCTCCGGGTCCAGCCAGGTGGACGTTGCCGTGGCCGTGACATTAGCACCACCTTCGTCGCCGCCGACGTGCAGCACACCGGTCTGGGAGACGTAGGTGCGGGGGCTGGTGTTGCCGGTCAGGGCGTAGCGGACGCCGAGGTTAGCGGCGTTCACGTCCCCGGACTCCACCACGGCCGTGGCGTTCAGCTGGTAGACCCCGCCGCGCTGCACATCGGTCACGGTCGCACCATCCTTATCCAGCGTGGTAATGGCGGAGACACTGACCACCTTGGAAATGACCTTGACCACTTCATCGCCGGCGGTGGTGGAGAACGCAATCGCCGGCACAAACCGGGATGCAGAAATGACCTGCCAGTGATGCAGCCAGTAGTTCGTCTGCAACGATGCCGGGTTCCACATCGACGCGGTCTCGAACGTCTGGTCGGCAACGACAAAGAAGTCCTTCGTGGAGAGGATCGCCTCGATGCCGTTGGGGAACTTCTCACGCGGAATTTCGATGATCCGACCCGAGAGGGCCATCTTGTCCACGTTGAACGCACCGGCGAGGGCTTCAACGTCCAGGACGGCGTTGAAGTCAGGGCTGGTGAACAGCACCAGTTCCTCCGGCTGGGCACTGATCTGCATGTGCGCGGCGTTGTACTGCCGGGAAATGAATTTCAGCGTCCCCACCATGGTGCGGATCTGCGTCAGGACAGACTTGGTGTCCGCTTCCAGGGTGGGGGAGTCCGGGTTGGTGATGTCCCGGATCTTGACCTTGAAGTAGCCGCCGTTGGATTCGTACTCGGTGAACAGCTGGCACATGAGCAGGAACTCATCCCACTGGTCCGACGTGCCGGGGGCGTTCATGATCTGCGCCGCGAACTGGGACAGACCCTGCGGACGGTCAAACGCGGCCATGAGCAGCGGCTGGTTGATCGTGACCTTGTACTTGTCCATTCGGTTGCGCTTGTGCCAGTTGGTCTGCACTTCGATGGGGGCGGTCCCGAACAGTTCACCTTCGAGGGCGTCCCGGGCCGGGTCGTAGGTCTTGGCCTTGATCAGACCGACCATGATTTCCTCGATGGTGTCACCACCGGTGAGCAGGCCACGCTTGAATTCGGCGAGCGGGTTGGTCCAGGAGTTGGACCGCATGATGGTCAGCGCCACCTTGTTGACCAGGGCGTCGATGAACTCATTCTGCGACGGGCGCCACGACTGCAACGCCTTCATCGTGGCCTGGACACCGGCCTTGGTCGCTTCGGGGATGCGGGCCTGATAGTCCGGGGAAGCGTCGTCACGGATAAGGTCCAGCAACAGTTCATTGCTGGTGGGTTTGAATGTCTTTACGTCGAGAACCGCCATGTACTGAATTCCTATTCAAAAAGGGAGTCGATACCGCGCGGCCGGTCGCCGTCGTTATCTTTTCCGTTGTCCTGGTTTTCCGGTTCCCCGGCTTTTGGTGCTGCCACCATTAGATCATAATTGATTGCTTTTAGCCGCAATTGTTCCGCAGTGGCCGCGTCCAGCTTGGCCTGCAATTCCGCCGCCGCATCCTCCCGCGCTTTTACGGCAGCGTCACGGATTGACAATTCCTCAGTACGCATCGCTTCCAATTCATCGGCAAGCGACGTAACGTCCAGCGGCTCATCACCGGGAGTACGGAATTTATTCATGAGTTCTTCGAAAGTTGCCATTGTTTTTTCATTGCTCCTGTTTTGATGTGGCCAAGTAATACTCTGAGTGTAATCGAAAAACCCCCTACACACTGTGCAGGGGGTTTTTCTTTGTTCGGGTCTAAAGTAACCGCAGTGTGTAGCCTGCTAGGGCAAACCCTCCCGCCGGTCCCATTCAAGGGAAGCGCCCCGGCGGGGGACACAAGGGGTAGATGCTTTAGACCACGTTCTCGGGCGCCGGCGCTTCATCCGGCGTGTGGAGGGGGTCAGTGTCGGCGTAGGCAACTTCCAGGCCGTGGTTGGCGGCGTATTCCTCAATGGCGGCGAGGACGACTTCGGCCTTGGTTTTACGCACCATCCAGCGGTGGTCTTCCAGTGCTGCGTTCAGTTCTTTGGAGACGGTGGCGGATACCTGCACACCCTTGATTCGAGCCATGTGGCACTTCTCTTTCATTGGTAAGTGGTGGGCGGATCGTCACTAATGATTCATTTAAGCCTGAGAGTAAGAAGCCCTAAGCCCCACCGAAATTTGGTTATGTGAAAACCTTACCACTTAAGACATGTTCATTGTAAAATCAATGTCCACCAAAACAATCCCACCGGGGACTCTCTTGGGTTGCAGCTTTCCCTTGAACGTGCGCCCGCCGACAAAGTCGTCAATCGTGAGTTTGCTTGCCACCCTGTCGGGCATGCCGGCGATGTGGGTGACGTGCCGGCACCAGGGACCATGCTCATCGAGCGGGCAATCCTCCGGGGTATGTGGCTCATGGTCCAACCTCTCGGTGTAGGCCTTGGCCCGAACGAACAGGGCGGATTCGAAGGCGTATTCGAACTTCCACGCTCCGAGCTCGTGGGGGTTGACCCACAGGTTGTCGGGGTCCTCATCGGTGAGCAGGTGCAGGGAGTCGGTGTCGGCGTAGGCAAACACATCATAATTGTCTTGCGCGGCGCGGATGGTGATGTCGCGGGCGTAGGCGGTGATGAACGCACCCATGGCCGTGTAGACGGGGTCCCGCTGGTCATCCTCCCCCATGACCAATTTCACAGCGTTGGTGTCATCGTCAAAGACCGGAATTTTGGGGGTGATGGAGGGGTTGGTGGCGAATTTCCCATAGAGTGAGTTCAAAAATAATTTACTCAAAGCTCGCATGCCGCCGGTGGACACCTTTTTGACTTCCATCCATTTGTCAATGTAATCGGTGAACACGCCTTGGATGCCGTGGAACAACCACCCGCCGTTATAGGACAGAATCACCATGTCGTAGTGCTCCTCCCACAACGCCAGGTCAACACTGGTGCAGGAGAGGGTGACGGGTTCCACAATCTCGGTCTGGTACTCGGTCGCCAGGAACATAGAGGACCCCTTCACCTGGATGCAGGGCAGGTGCCCGGGTTTCAGGGTGGCGGTGAACGTCACCGACACGATGAACAAGGGGTACGCCTCGGTAGCGCGGGGGAGTCCCGGCTCGAAGATCGGTTCCCCATAGGGGAGTACCCGGTCATACATCACCGACGGGTACAGCGAATTCACGTCATACACCCGACCGCTGCGGGTGGGTTTCCCCTTGTGGCGGGGGTCCCGGTAGGTCCAGCCGCCACGGTACGCGGCCCTGATCTGGTCATCCATGATTTCCGGCAGGACCGGGAACAGTTTGTCAAACCGGCGTTTCCCCAGCAGGGTTTTGAATTCCTCGAGCGCGTCACTGCCGACGGTGAGTTTGGACATGCCCTGCCCGAACTGCACCCTCAGCGCGCGGGCAATGATCAGCACGTCGGCCGCGATATAGGCGCGTTCCGCTGCGGTGGGGATATGTCCCGGCGCCCGGTAGGCGTGGTAGTCCAGGTCACCTTTTTGTTCGGCCAGGTTGAACGCCTGCGCCACAACCTTTACCGAGTAGGGGAGCTTTTTGAGAGAATCCCGGAACTCGGTGGTGGTACCGTTTTTCCAGCCCACGGTCACCGTGTAGAAGGACCCCATGTTGGAGATGAGGGTGGTGAACTGGCCCTTGCGCGGATGCTGGTCCTCGGTGAACCGGTACCCCTGCCGGAACAGGTAGTCCAGGATGAACGCGGAATCGAACTTGAGGTTGTGGAAGTAGACGATGCAGTTTTCTTCCGACACCCGGTCACAAAACCGGTGAATGCTGGGGCCGATTTCGACATCCCAGACAGTTTCGGCGGTCTCCACGGCCGCGAGGCCGTAGGCCCAGACCCGGCAGTCGTCGGGGTCCGTGGTGGTCTCGAAGTCAGCTACATAGACGGGTCGCTTCTGTCCCCCCATAATAACGTCCCCCAACATCCTGATAAAACTTTTCCAAGTGAACATGTGGCAGTTCCTTACTGTTTGCGTTTGCGGTTCCTGGTGGGTTTCCGCTCCGGTACCCGCACCTTCGCCACGATTTTGTTATCCCCCTCAAACTTGATCGTGGTCGCCCAATCAGCGAAACGGTGCGCGTCCTGAAAAGCGTCAGCCACCAGCTTTTCGTCATAATCATGATTGTCACCCTTGAGCATGGCCATGACCTGCTCATACTCGGTACCCAAGGCACCGGAAAACGGGGTGGCATTCCACAACGTGGAAAACTGCTGGGCCGTCATTTTGGCTACCTTGTCGGCCAGGGTTTTGTCCCCGATGCGGTCCAGGATTTGTTTCGCCTCACCGATCTGCCGGGCGAGTTCCTTGTTGTCCCAGCCGGGTCGGTTCTTGTTTTTCAGATCCTTAGTCAAGGCTTTCAGGGCCTGCCGGCTGGTGATGGTGCCGGGGAGGCGGACGGGCGGCCCGAATGGGTCCTGGACTGTGGGGTTGCCGGCCAGCCGCCGGTCAGAGACCGACCGTGCCCGGCGCTGATCAATGGTTTCGTAGCCCTTGGACCCCTCCTGCCCCGGCAGCACCAGATCCTTGATCTTGGAGTACTGGGCATCCATGTGCTTGGCGAACGTGGTCTCGGCCCGCTTGTAGTCCCGCCACTCAGACGCGGGGATCGGGCGTTTCTTGATGTCCCCGACAAACTGGGTAGAGCGGTCGTTGAACTGGGAGAGCCGGGCGATTTGGGCGTCCAGTTGGCGGCTGGTGAGTCTGTTCACCACGGCCTTAGGTTTGCGGACATCGTACTGGGACCCGGCAACCTCAACATCAGCAGAGCGGCGCAAGCGGGAGATTTTATGGTTGGCGCGTTTGGTCAGGTAGGCAACCTGTTCACGTTTAGCGTTGAGTTCCTGATTTGCCATAGAAAACCGGGCACCAGCCTTGAGCGGCTGGTGCCCGGAATCACCCCAATTCCTGCTGTGCTGTTATGAGACCGTGCGGGTAATGCGGGTGTTACTTGAGGTTGAGGGTGAAGTAGGAACCGACCTTGCCCTTTTCCTTGTTGACGACGACATCGAGCGGGGCCGGCCAGGTGGAGGGGTGGCCGATGACGCCGAAGATGGTCTTGAGGTCCTTGTACACAACATCGGAAATGCAGTGGTAGGCCTTGCCGGCACCGTCGATCAGGGTCACGCGGGGGACCGTCTGCAGTTCGCCGGTGCGCTCGTTGGTCATTTCGACCGGCTGGACCACGACGTTGGCGAGGGCGATGGTCTTGCCCAGGTTGTCGGCGACAGGGGAGGCGTTCTGGATCGCGTTGACCACGGCGACCTTGGACTTGAAGTCCGTACCGGTGATCGTGGAAAACACGGATACACCGCCCTTGCTCATGTTGGCGAGTTCGTTGGCCAGGCCGGGGGTGTTGTCAACGATGGCGAGTTCGGTGTTGGTGTTCTCAGACATGGTGGCGTCTCTTTCTTTAAGGTGTAAGTACATCCTCTTGATGTACTTGAGTACTGTAACAGATACTCTCAGTAGTAAATTGCATCACTCCGAGTAGTCCGTGCCCCGTTTCCGGGTATGTCTAAAACTTAGCACACGTTTCAATGAGTCTGTGACAACTTTTCCAAATTTCTTTGAGAAACTTTGAAAAAGGTGTCAATGTGTTACTGTACGTATGTACGCATTACCCGCACAGAATAAAGGAACGCCACATGTTCGCTTACACCATGATCCTGCTCATCATCCTCGCCGCCGCCGTCACAGCGCTCTACAAAGTCACCTACCCCACCTGCACCGCACGCCGCTGCAACCACAAACAGCACACAGCATGAACGTCCTCATCCTCCTACTCGCCACAATCGCCGCCGGCGCCTACATCCCCGTAGCCCGCAACCACGACAGGAACCAGAAATGACGCTCGTAGGCCCCAAACGCACGATTGACCCCCTCCGCAACTACCCACGCGTAGGCAACCAGGCCGGCGTCCACCCCGCCTACACCCGCCGCCACGACGACGTCGTCTCCCCGGCCCGGGAGTTAGTGTTGGAATTCCTCCGCGCGAGACTGGAAGCGAACAACGCCAGAATCGAGTTCATCCTGGACCCGTCCAGTGAGAACATGACCGCCTGGGCCACCGCCGAAAACCTTGCACTAGGAGACACCGAATGAAAGTCCTGATCGCCTGCGAATACTCCGGCCGTGTCCGGGATGCCTTCATAGCCAACGGCCACGACGCCATGAGTTGTGACCTACTCCCCACCGACGCACCCGGACCCCACTACCAAGGCGACGTATTCGACATCATGGGAGACGGGTGGGACCTCATGATCGCACACCCGCCCTGCACCTACCTGACCAACTCCGGCGTCCGGTGGCTCTACGAAAAAGAAGGTCGCTGGGAACAAATGCGGGAAGCAGCGAAATTCTTCACCGAGCTCCTGGAAGCGGACATCCCCCGGATAGCCGTCGAAAACCCCGTCATGCACGGTCACGCCGGCATCCGCAAAGCAGACCAAAACATCCAACCCTGGCAATTCGGGCACACCGAAACCAAACGCACCGGCCTATGGCTCAAAAACCTTCCACCCCTCCAGGAAACCCACAACGTCCGCGCCGACATGGCCGGCATGGCCCGCAAAGACACCGACAAAGTCCACTACGCCTCACCCGGCAAAGACCGCTGGAAAATCCGCTCCACCACCTACCAAGGCATTGCAGACGCCATGGGCACACAATGGGGAAACCTATGAAACACCTCTGGACCCGGATCACCCACTGGCTCGGCACCGACCTCCTCACCTACGAAAGCGACCTATGAGCGACTACACCGAACACCTCATCACCCAAGCCGGCGGCGACGGCGACTACTGCCCAACCTGCGACAGCGGCGGACACATCTGCGGAGGATGCGGCAACAACATCAAGCACGGAACCTACGCCTGCGAGGACTGCAAGCGTGAACACGCACTCCACCCGTGACGGTCAAACCCTCACCATCGGACACTGCACATGCTGCCCTACCCCAAACCCACCGGGGCATCCAGGACTGGACCAGGGCAGCCGCCAGGGTCCAACAGAGGCACCGGTACTGGTGTCTGGACACTGACACCAACTGCCACCACACCCAGCCGCACTACCGCGGCATAGCGTGTGACTTCGAATGCAACTGCAAAGGACAATGAGCACATGACCGGAAACACACAAATCACACCGGCCGAATGGGTAGCGCAATTCCTCTCAGCCAACCCCGAAAAACAACAGCGCCTTGCCGCTCGCATGATCCAGCACATCGAACAATCACACCGATGCTTCATGGAAGACCACAAAGGCGCCATAGCCTACCGCAACGACCACCGCTGCCCTGGTGAGCAGGAGAGCTACCAAAACGGCTACGAGCTCGGATACGCCAAGGCCACACACGACATCGAGGACGCGCAAGGAGGGCAACTCTACTAACCCGCAACACGCGATAGGCTAAGAGCCGGCACCCAAACGGTGCCGGCTCTTTCGTGTGATATTTCTCACATCAATTATGTTCGGAAAGGACTTGACAAGATGGGTAAAGAGGGGTGCGGAATCGG